GTATATATATATATAAATATTTTAGATTATTAGATATATTATGCTTGCGTTAACTCAGTTGTTTGTATTATGCTTTGTTAACAGTCTAATCCTAGGACTGATTAATAGGAGCACACATAATGAATTTAACTCAAGCCCGTGCCATTGCCGGCACACTAGGCAATCCCTCTAAAATGCCAGGATTGGCGTACGGTATTTCAGCCCGTGATTGCAACGTGGGCAGCAAGCTTGCCAAAGTACCTGGATCAGTCTGTTACGGTTGTTATGCACTGAAAGCGAACTATCAATATCCAAGTGTACAAAAAGCCCACGCTACCAGATCAGCGAACCTGGCAACACCAGAATGGATCGATGCCATGATCGTTCAGATTAAGCATTCCAGGACTAAGTATTTTAGATGGCACGATAGCGGAGACTTGCAAAGCTTTGAACACCTGGTAGCAGTTTGCAAGATTGCCAGAGCTTTGCCTAAAGTACTATTTTGGTTGCCTACCAGGGAAAATGCTTTAGTTCGTAAGTACCAGAGCCTGGGAAACTTTCCAGACAATTTGACCGTTAGAGTATCTGGCCAGATGGTAGACGGTGCAATGCCATCAGGCTTTGACAATATATCAATGGTAACGGCTAACGGTACAGTTTATGGCAAAGAATGCAGAGCATACACTCGCGACAATAAATGCAGTACTTGCCGGGCTTGCTGGAACCGTGACATCAAGTGTATTACTTACCATCAGCACTAAAGTTGTTTTACCGCGGCCGGTGCGGTTCACCGGCATTTCCTAGTCTATGAGGTTAATTACCATGCAAACGTATAAAGCTCGCAACGGCAATATTCAATATAAACCGTCCTTTAAACAATTAGAGCATGTCATTGCGTCTGATAACGCTACAGGTTTTTGCCTGGCATGCGGAGCAGAGAATGACGGCGTAGAACCAGATGCACGTAAGTACACTTGTGAGTCCTGCCACGCGCCCAAGGTGTACGGTGCAGAGCAACTAATTTTGATGAACCTATTCCACTAAGGGGTAATTATTATGGCCTTATATGATGTTACACCAGATATTTTGTTATCAACTGGCCGAGTGGTTGTTCATTCTCGCCAGGCAAATGGTTCGCAACTTGCTACGCCTACGCCTGGATACCATGCGATGACTTCCGCGGAGTGGGTGGAATATTGCGCGATAACAGACAATATGATTAATCAAGTGCTGGGGGGTGAATTATGCGTTACGCGGTAGAGGTACATATGAGCATTACCAGGACAATATACGTTGATGCTTTCAACTTGGCAGATGCCAGGGCTGAAGCGGCCAATACACTTACCCTGGAGGATTTTGAGGACGTGCAATACGCGGCCGAGCTCACGGTTGGCGATGCCTGGCCAGTCAACGAACTAGAGGAGGTGACAGCATGAATACTTTAATTATTACGCCCGAAGGTTTGGATCAAATTTATAATATTCTTAACGAGTACACCAACATTATCCCAACCGACTCAATCGTTAATGCGTGGGCTGAAGGCATCGAAAACGGCTGGCAGGAAACCGAAACAGAGGTTTACTTGGAGGTTTCGCTGCATCATTCAAAAAAACACAGAATTGAATTTTTTACAATTAAACCTAACGGTTATCTAATTGTTGAGGTAGCAGCATGAGAGATATATTCACTAGAGAGGAAAGATTAGGCATCACCCAACCAAGTATTCCCAGCATGATAGGACAAGGCTTATTGTTCGTATCTTGTTTAGTAATGATGGGTTTTATATTGTTGTTGTTATCGGTGTCATGAATGAGCTGGCTCTTTTCGCGGGTGCTGGTGGAGGAATACTTGGCGGGAAACTGCTCGGCTGGACAACAGTTTGTGCAGTCGAGTGGGAGCCTTATCCCGCAAGCGTACTTGTCGCCAGACAAAATGAAGGCTTACTCCCGCCTTTCCCGATTTGGGATGACGTTCGCACCTTTGACGGAAATCCCTGGCGAGGGCTTGTTGACGTCATCAGTGGTGGCTTTCCATGTCAGGACATTAGTGCAGCAGGAAAAGGCGCAGGAATTACCGGAGAACGCTCAGGAATGTGGAAAGAAATGGCAAGGATTATTGGCGAAGTACGACCCCGCTACGTCTTTGTGGAAAACAGCCCAATGCTCACTATTCGAGGACTCGGTACAGTCCTTGGAAACCTTTCCGAGATGGGGTTCGATGCGGAGTGGGGAGTTATATCAGCGTCCGATGTGGGAGCCAACCATCAACGAGACAGAATTTGGATCAGAGCCGAACAACGAGACTTTCTTTCACACTCCCAACACAACGGGACTGGATGGTGGGAGCAACAGCCGGAAAGCGCTGAAGAAAAGACTAGAATTGTGGCCAACGCCCGATGCGAATTGCGGAGCGAGAGGAACTCAGGAGATTTGGACACCCAAGAGGAAATCGGGACATCAAGCCCAATACTCAAACAATCAGGCGGTCATGGATGCGGAGAAGATCAAATGGCCAACACCAGTAGCGAGAATGCACAAGGATTGTGGAGCACCATCGGAATACCAGAGGAACGAAGTGCCATTGGCAGCGCAAGTTGGTGGTCAGTTGAACCCAACGTGGGTCGAGTGGCTAATGGGGTGGCCGCTAGGGTGGACAGACTTAAAGCCATTGGAAATGGACAAGTACCCTTGTGTGCAGCAACAGCCTGGACAGTCCTAAAGCCTCTATAGATTATATATCTGACCAACTCCTGCTAAAGCCCCCCCTACCCCCCAAGCAAGATTGAGAGATAAGAGAGGAAACTCCTGCCCCTGTAAAGGGATCGTCACCATGCTTAGGTCTGGTCATTTCCCTAAGCCCCCCGCCGTGACGTTTCAGCCAGCGCAACGATTCCACGTTGTATGGTTTTCTTGATAGCAGCCCCATCTCGGCTCATTGCTTACGCGATCAGTACGATCTGACCGCCAAAAGAAAAACCCCTAGTCTTTAAGGTAGGAGCGTGGCCCTGGCGTGGGCAATCTCGGCACTGGGTGCGGGCAGTGCGTTAATCACACACGCCCCTATCTTAAAATCTAAGGGTTTCAATCCGCACCTACAATGCCTGACCGCCAAATCAGACATGCGAACCCTAACACACTTAAATATATTTTGCAAACCCCTTGACTAACACTATTAACCTGATTAACATTCTTAACTGTAGTACCTTTCCTAAACAACCTAAATGGAGCACACCATGACAATACACGCCTGTGTAGATTGCATACATTTTATCCCTCACCCTGCTAACAATCATTCCCTCTCGCGCTGCGGACATGAATTCGAGATCAACTTTGTAACCGGTGAGCGTGATTACAAGTTCTGTGAGATCGTGCGTAAGCATGGCCCTTGCTACCCTCACTCAGTCTATTTTGAACCTGCACAAGACCCTAGACATCAGGAGTTTGATGATCAAGACGGAGAGCACCTGAAACCCAAAGGAGCACCCTTCTAATGGCTGAACCTTCTATGAAAGACTGGAAACAGTTAAACGAACAATTCCAACAGGCACAAGATCAAATTGAGTTTTTGACTAAATCAAACGATACCTTGTGGAAAGTAATCTCATTCTTAATGGAGCATATCTAAATGACTAAGCAAAACAGAGAAACTATTGACAGCTTATTAACTGAACTACATGACGCAGGACTAGAGCTAGAGGAATCCAAAGATAATTTAGAAAACCTAACACAAGAATTATTACGTGAACGCAAAATAAACGACTTCTTGCTCAAGGTATCTAATCACTTCTTCGATGTTGGTATGCACATTGTTCGATCAAAGATAGAGGAGGATCAAAACAATGGCTAACGATAGAGCCGACTTCGCAGATGAAGTCAGAAATAAGGCTTGGTTCTCAAGTGATACCCGCATGGCACTAGATGGTAAAGCCGTCACCGTCATCCTACAAAAGCAGGGTAAAGCTGAAAGAGAGGACTTATCTCAAGTAGAGGTAGTGCAAGCTGGTCACATGATGGAACCTTTCATAGCACGTATTGCAGAGGACAAGTTAGGCTATCCCTTAGCCAAAGCTGATTGGACAGGAACCCATCCTAGTGAACCCTGGATGCAATCCCATTTTGATTACGTCAAAGAGATCAAGGGCGGTTATATCCCTTATGAGATCAAGAATTACAATCTCAACAGGATGAATAAGTTTAGTGATGACCCCTTGATCCTACCTGACGCTGATCGCGGTCAATTGATACAGGAAGCCATCTGTCTCAATGCTAGTGAAGCACATCTTTGTGTTCTCTTTGGTGGTCAATACTTCAGACACTATGAGATGACCGTCACCGATGAAATGAAAGAAGACCTGACTAAGCAGATGGCAGTCTTTTGGGGCCATGTCATAGCAGGTACTACACCTGAGCCTCAGACGGTTCAAGAATGCAAGCTGGTCTACGCACAGCAGACTGACAGCATAGCCTGGGCTGATCGAGATGCAGAGCAGATAGCAGCACAGCTAAAGCTAACCAAACAACGTATTAAGGAGCTAGAGGAAGCCGAGGAAGCTATGACTGTAGCCATACAGAACCGGATGAGATCATGTGGTGAGCTAGTCACGGTGGACGGCAACATTCTCGCTACATGGAAGGAAAGCAAGCCTACTAAACGGTTTAATCCCAAGCTATTTCAACAATCTCAGCCTGAGACGTATGAGAAGTTTTGCGTGGAGCAACCAGGTTCACGGAGGTTCTTAGTCAAATGAAAGCCTTTCCTAATACATACAAACACCCTACATCTGGTTTATTCATAGAAGAACAGGGCATGGACTTGCGAGATTACTTTGCAGCCCAAGCACTCATAGCTTGTACAACTCGCTATGACTGGTCTAATTCTATGGCGGTAAAAGAAGCGTATGAAATTGCAGACGCTATGCTAAAAGAAAGGGAGAAACCAAATGAGTAACATTATCCCGTTTAATGACATGACACTCATGGCTGACAGTATTGCTAAGTCAGGACTGTTTGGCATGAAGAACGTGAATGAAGTACTAGCCCTAATGCTAGTAGCACAGGCTGAAGGCTTACACCCTGCCACAGCAGCGCGTGACTACCACATCATCCAGGGCAGACCTGCTCTCAAGGCAGACGCTATGCTTGCTAGATTCCAACAGGCAGGTGGCAAGGTAGACTGGAAGTCTTATACAGACCAACTGGTCACAGGAGTCTTTACTCACCCCAATGGTGGCACACTGGAACTGTCCTGGAGCATAGAACAGGCTACCAAAGCAGGACTGAATAAGCCTGGTAGTGGATGGTCTAAGTATCCTAGAGCCATGCTAAGAGCCAGAGTAGTCTCTGAGGGCATTAGATCGGTTTACCCAGGCTGTGTGATCGGTACTTACACACCAGAGGAAGTTGCTGACTTTGATGACAAGCCAGTCAAGATGCGTGACGTGACACCTAAGCCCGTAGAGTTACCACACAATGTAATCGTACAACCAGATGAAGGTGATCTAACAGGACTGGGAGAGCCTGAGCCTGAGCCTGTTCCTACCTTTTTTGCTGATCTATTGCTACCAGATGGTTCTGCCTATTCTAGTCATCCTAATGCGGAACAATGGATATTTGCCTACAACGAGATGGTAGAAAAGATTGGGAAATCTGCTAAGTTTAGTGCTCAAGAAAAGGCAGAGAAGGTACGTGCTCTTAAAACGGCTAACAAG